CACCGATAAACCTCTTTCCTCACATGAGCGAAACCATACCGGAATTTATGGTCTGGTATAGCCTCGACCACCAGCCAGCCGGAACGGAAAGAACAAATCGATCCATTCAAAGGTTGCTGCCGCACTTCGGCGCGTTTCAATACCCGGCGATCAGTGAGCAGATGATCGAGGCATACAAGGCAAGGCGGATCAGGGAGGTCAAACCGACCACGATCAACAAGGAACTCGCGGCTCTGTCAAAGCTCCTAAAATGGGCCAAGAAGCGCGGGTATTCCATGAAGGTGCCAGCGGTCGAACGGTTCCCCGAACGACTGGTCCGTGCGCCATTACCGTACATCCCGCCGCAAGAGGATATCGAGCGCCTGATTGCCGCGGTACCCTGGCCGAAACGGGGTATCTTTTACTGCATGTACTATGGCGGGCTGCGGAAAGGAGAGGCGTGCACCTTGCGCGCAGAGGACGTGAATATCGAGCAACGCACCATGTACGTCCGGGGGAAAGGTGGTCGACCTGAAATGGTGCCGTTGCTGAAATACTTGGTGCCGGTCCTCGAAAGACGGCTGAAAGAGGTCCGTGAAGGTTATCTGTGGGCTACGCCGGGATCGAGCAGGGTATTGACCGACCTGCGGGAGATAATTGAGTGGGGATGCAAGCGGGCGGGGATTACTACACACATTACCCCGCACTCGTTGCGCCATGCTTTCGGAATCAGGGCTGTCACGGCTGGGGTGCATCTGCGAACGATTCAGCTTATCCTGCGGCACTCGTCAAGCAAGGTCACGGAGGTGTACACCCGCCTAGCCACATCGCAAATCCTTGCAGATGTGGATAAATTTTAATAGCAATGTTGGTCTGTGCTCCCGCCATTGCTATTTGCCCTCACGGAAAGTCATCGGTCGAGATGCCGCCCGAGGTGCTTATCAATAATGTCGGCCAAGTGGAGATCGTCGCTCCATTCATTATCCCCGCAGTCTCGGCATAGATCACGCAAAGCGCCAATAGCCTCTTCGCGCTCTGCTAAGAGTTGAGCAACTTTTTTCTCAAGTTCCTCGGGTTCTGTTTCTACATCCAGATTTTGCATACAATGGAGCATCATGAATCTGTATGCGCTTCTGGAGCCTCTTGTGTAATCTTCTTCGCTCATATTCCCTCCTATATATGCTTAGTCGTACAAGCTGAAACAATCACGGCAAAGGGCGTGTGCCTTTCTCGGATGGTCTTTAGGAACCCATAATTCCTTTTTGAGAAACCTTCCGCAGTCGTGGCATTTATTGTGATATTCGATTTCGGATCCCCAAGGCTTTTTTTGCTTCATCTCGTCATCAACAAGCTCTTTCAGTTGCTTTATTTTGTCGCCCACCCTCTCTGCGCTGTCCTCAAAACTACTGACACACTCAAGTCCGTCAAACATCCTGAAGACGCTGAAATAGAGAAGATCCCAGCCGCCTAAACACTTTCCCCGGTTGGCCTCTATGGCGTGCCCTCTGTATTGAACCTTCATATGCTCTATTCCTCCCCATGCGCTTCAAGATAAGCCTTCCTGACCGCCTCAAGCACGGCAAGGCTTTTGTTTTCCCACTTTACCAACGAGAGATATTGAGCAAAGAGTTTGATCAACTTGGCTTCCTCTTCTCTCTTAAACGCTGCAATGGCGCATATTTCTAATTCTTCCATATTGTTCCTCCTTCAGCTAACCCCTGGCGGAAAGAACCTTGCCAAGTTTTATCTCAAAGACAGGCCCTTCCAGAACTTCCCCGTTCGCTGTTTGCGGGACAAAATCTACCCAATCGCACCCGAGGTATTCGACCCGCATAAACGGAGATGTTTTTGAATATCCATTGCGAAACCATATCTCGTCGTAATGCTTTTGTTTGCCATCGTTTTCCATCAAACGAGTGGCCCAATATGGCTTGTCATCACGATACTCGACTGTCTTCTTGCCGCAGGCTATGAGGTCGAACCATTTCTTTTTCAGCGTTAGGTGTAGAATTTTTGGCATGGTCTATTCCTCCTGTAAATCCTTCAAGCACCTATCACCCAAGAAGGCCACTCGCCGCTTTGCAGCCCCGTACCGCTGCCTTGCCTGCTTCCGTTCCTGCACCGCATGGTGAGCAGACAAGCAGTGTTGGCAAACTCCAGCCAGATATTCTGCTGGGTCGCCATCGTGGTTTGCATGATACACACCATTCTCATCGTTCGAGAGCGCATACGCCATTTTCAGGTGCTCGACTGGATTCGATAGGTGCCAACAATCAGGGTCCAGCTTATCGTATTGATCATCGGCACACGCGGCAAGAGCATCTCCTATCTTCTTGCTGGCTGTTCCCACTGCCGCCCTAGCCCGAGCGTATTCTATGCACGCTGTTTTGTATTTTTCCACAGGTTCAATTCCTCCCGTTGAATTAACCTTCCCATACCAAAATACTACTTGACGCCGCGCAACGATGCAAGTATTATTTTTCCATACAGTAATAAAAAGGAGACACATGAAAAAACCAATTACACTAAAAGAATGTATGGAATGTTGCTGCCAGCGCTGCGGCCATATCTGGACCGCTAAGGGGAAGACTGTGCCGAAGGTGTGTGCCAACCCTGCATGTCACTCGCCGCACTGGCAAAAGGCTAAGAAGGAGAAGAGGGAGAAGGGATGACGACGAAAGAAAAGATCGTCCGCCAGGCAATCGCCAAGGTTAAGAAAGAAGTAAAGGAGATAGATTTTCTTTTGTCTGCCAACCCGCTCGGAAGGATATGCGAAATAAGGATTGAGGCCCAAAAAATACTGCAACAACACGGCGACGATCATGCAACTATCCTAAAACTAATAAAACCTCTCGGGGAAGAAGAAAAGCGGATGTTTGCCCTGTGCGAAAAGCAGAAGAATACAATCGCCCTATGTGATAGAAAATGCGCCTTAGAGTTTGAACTATACGACCTTGGGCTCGAGATGTACTATATTGAACAGGGCCGAAGGTAATTCAGCGTACAATATGCGTGAACGTTCTAGAATAAGTTGCGGGACGCTGCTTTGAAGATGATGGTTGAGATTCGGGGAGGGATGAAATGATGGATCTGGAAGAATATATTCTACGAGAAAAGGAAATCCGCAAAGAAGCTGACGACAAGCTGCGCGAGTTGGCAAGAGAATATGCTTTCAGCAATAGTTCGGTCAAAGTTGGCGATATTGTCGCTGACCATTTTTGCAAAATCCGCGTGGAGAAAATTCGCCTGTGGTTCGATAGAAGAGCACCGAGTTGTCTCTATGAGGGTCCAGAGTTGCGAAAGGATTTAACTCCCCGGAAAGACGGTCGCACGGCTACTGTTTTCCAATCAAACATAAAACCTTGACTACAGTAGTCACTGCAGATTTTCACGAAAGCCTGATTTTAGCCGATCTATAAATACACCCTCGGGACTTAAAATCCCGTTGCCTTTTGGCAGTACGAGTTCGATTCTCGTCTCAGGCACCAAATAAAACAGGCGGTTAGGAGTGAAATTCTAACCGCCTTCTCTTTTGGCTGTTGACTACATTTGACTACGATGGGGAATGGTAGATACTAATTTCATATTAATCAGCAGTGGTCACGCTCATAATAGGTTTGCTGCCCCACATTTTGCGGACTGCTGGTTCATCACACGCAGGGCAACTCCCGCCGCAGTCTATCCCCGTCTCGTCACCATTTTGGGTGAGGTCCGAGCATGTTGGCTCGGGAGCGCCCTCCCCATACAGAAACGCACCGATATCATACAGAGCAATCCGTACCGCTCCGGCAAAATCATCATAAACTGGAACTGCTGCCCCCTGGTCGATGGCCTCTATTGCTGATGCAGTGAGGGAGAAATCACGGAGGAGCGGATTGGAGTTATCTGGGTCTGCAAAGTATGGGGTAGTAGTCATCACATTGTTGCTTGATTCGGCACTACCTGAATTATCATCTATCAAAGTCTTTGGTCCAGTCACATCCGGGAATGAAACATAATTATTTCTTACAATTGTATCGGTAGCGTCAGCATGAATTATGATACCAGTATGAGCATATTCTGTTGTGCTGCCGCCTGGCCTGCGGTAAATGGTATTATTGTATATCCTGTTTGATTGAGGTGCCCACTCAACCCCCCAATGAATTATCTCGATTCCAGTCGCGCCCTGATTACCACCTGTCGAATCTGTGATATTATTTCTGATGGTCCCGTATCTGCCGCTGAAATGTAGCTGGGCTTGGCATAGAAAAGAACTGTTTTCGCCATACTGCGCTAAAATTTTGTTCCTCTCAAATATTACATCACTTACCCGCTCGTCCCTGCCGCTATCTTGTGGCCCTATCGAAACAGGCCAGGGGCCGGAAGCGCCAAAAACATTATCCGAGATAACGACAAATCTTGTAAAATCCTTAACTCCTAGTTCCCCAGTTGTGGCAAAATCTCCGACATAAGTCTTGCCATCACTCCCCTCTGGATCTGGCCAATATGCCGGGCCGTGGAGTTTCATTGCCTGGCGTCCTGTCCCGCTTACAAGACTTGTGCCAGAAACTAGATTATGACTGTACACCCCCTTAAAGGCCCATATCATCCTAGTTGCATGGGTCAGGTCGGAATTCTTTATCTCATTCCCGAGTATTGTTAAATTTTCAGAACCGATAAACAATCCATAATTGCGAAAATCTCTAATTCGGCAACTCGCGACGGATATATTGAGCAGTTGTTGAGCATCGCTGGCCCGGTAGGTGCTAACCCCCAGAGGATCGCCGTACCCAGTGATGTCAAGTTGCATCATCAGTATATCCCTGACATCTGCTATTCCGGTCGTGACTCCATACGCAGATGTAGTCCCTGCCGTGTCCTTGTAACCAACAAATTTAATATCACTCAATCTCCAATCGCGCTTAAACGTTAGAGTAAGGAAAGCTGGAGCGGACTGAGCGGAAGTAATAATCGGGGCATTACTGCATACCCCATATGCATCGGGTGTTGTGCATGTGCCATAGGCCCCAATAGACACAGGACCGTTATTATTGGGAAATGAGATTGTACCTGTATGGTTCCAACTCGACCCCCTGTGCAATAATACTCTCTCCCCAGCGGCAGTATAACCAGCAAGAGCCGTCAGGTCATCCGTCTGGACATAGGTTGCACCGGCAGGACATCCTGAACTGTCATTGTGGGTTGTATCACTCACGCAAGTCGTCAATGCCCCAGCAAAAGCAGTGTTCGGGTCAGTGACGGTTATCTCAAAACTCTCTGCTAAACCAGCCACTACGCTTCCGGTTAAAGGATTAGTAACGGTAAGTACGGCGATGTAAACCCCTGGAGTCTCATAAATATGAGCAGTTGTCGGTCCTGATGCGGTGTTTTTGCTCTCCCCATCCGTGCCCCACGTCCCGCTCGTTGCATCCCCAAACGTCCAGGAATAGTGATACTCGCTCATTGTGGCATCACCACCAGTGAGATCGGCGGTAAAAAACACACTGAGCGGGGCAACGCCTGTTTCCCGGCTTGCCGCTGCACTGTACTCGGCAGCTCCTGCTGTGGTATGCAGCAGAACACTTATTATAATTAGATAAATGTATCTCATGGGGTATCTATCCATATACGGCCAATCTCATATTCAATAGCTGAGTCAGCAGTCGAATTACCATCTGCGGTTATCCCTGCATGAATGTATCGGCCAGAACTTGGCCCCCTAGTGAACGTGTTCTGCGTACCCCCGTCAACTTGCAAGTAACTACTGGCTGCGGTAGGGTCGAGATGGATTTTTACAGTGTGCCATGCCCCCGTTGTAACAGGTACCCACGCTGAGTTAGCCGACGCCCTTGCTCTCATCTTAGGCACACCGCTTTCTCTTGACACATCCAGATAGGCGACCAACGGAAGCACTGCGGGATTCGAGGTTTCAGAAAATTGCAGGACGTGGAACAATTTATAGTCGGCTGGGAGGGTCGATGAAATCAGCCGGAACTCCATATACACATCTATCGCATTTGTGTTCGCGATAGCTGCACCTAGATCGTGTGTAGTCGTGCTGACCGTCGCGCCGATTGCTGAATTTACATACAACCCCTCGGTGCATGATCCAACCGGGGGAGTGCCGCCGAGCGTCGCATCCTCATTGATAGCTACCGTACCGAGAACCTCCGACCATGTATTCTCATATCCTGCGCCAAGGAACCCCTCATTAAACGTGTCTCCTGTGGTTGGAGTGGTGCAGGCTAATGACTCTGAGCTGCTGTTTGTCACACTGGCTGAGAAATCAGCAATAGCGGCCATATTCCCACCATCATCAACAGCCTCGATTGTGCCTGGAGTGTATGATGCACTGGCAACCGTGTCACCTGTAAACACGTCCTGGGAGACTGAGCAGACAACCACTGTCGTTGTGTCACCACTCACATACCCAAGAGTAAGCGCGCCCGCTGTGGTCATAACGATTGACCAATCGTCACACAGGTCGGCAGTCGTTGTTGCGGTCGCAGCCTTTCCGTAGGTAAATGTTATGTTCTGTGGCCCGGCTCCTGTTATTTCGGCGTCAGGTGCAGCGAGCGGAACTGCGTATGCAGTAAAGGTTCCGGGAGTTGTGATATAGCCGGTATCAAGTGCATAGGTTACATCACCAGTGTCAAGGGCTCCATAGGTAGTTCCCGGCGTAAGCGTTCCTGGTAATGTCTCCACTTCGGTCGGGGCAGAGCCTGAACCGGCCAGGGCAAATACGCCAGGCTTGACACCTATGGTAAAATTCGGAGACGTGCCGGATTGCTCGATGGTCGTGCCGTCAACCTCGATATTGACTGCATCAGCCTCGTCAAACTTACTATTTACCGCAGCCTTTACCTCGTTGGCATCGGCGGCACTGAATTTCTCGGTATCCTCCAACGGCAAAACATTATCGTTCGCTACCTTATCCGCCCACGTTACATCAGTCGCCCCCGCAGGAATAGATACGGCCAGAATCATTAGTAATGTTAAAAGTATTTTTCTCATATCTTACTCCAAAATAAATGGGAACTCGTAAGGGAATCCTTCTGGAACTACCGGAGTATAATATCCAAGATATCTTTGTATCTGGGTTTTCTGTGCTGCTTTAGTTACGTTATAGAAAACAATTCCGCCCCTACTAGGATGGAAGCCGATAAAGGCGAAATCGTCCCCAAACAAGGCATACCACTCGGAGCCTGACCTTATTATTGGTGCCCCCTCAGCATCGAACAGAACAAGGCCGCCAAGGTCAGTATCAGCCTGTAAGGTGATTGCGTCGCTTGGAAAACCCCACGTAGCATTCGGCAAATCTTCGATGGTTCCAGTTGTCAATGTGATGCTTGATTCGCCGATACTACCAATCATATTGTTGGCGATCAGCCAGGCCTCGGCCAGACCGTCGGTTGGCAGGGAAAGACCAGCATTCCTCCGCACTCCATTGACAATCCCCGACCGTCGGCCATTGACAGAGGTATTATTCATGCGCCGCGGTGCGACAATGAGCCCCATAGCGCCTCCTACCTCGTACCGATGATGTCAATAGCCCAGGCCTTCCCGCCAGCGTTCGGCCAGACGATCTTAACCTTGTCGCCCGGGAAGATCACTGGCGGCACCGGATCAGCGAAACGGAATGCCAGGGCGGCCGCCAGGTCGTCATTCGGGTCTGGAGCCGCCAGGATGGAATCCCACGCAGCGCCCATCTCCGAGTCGAGACTGATAACAAAGTCGTCAAGGTCGGCGGAAACTGCGCCAAGCGTCAGTCGAACTTCTGCCAGCTTGTAAACATCTGACACCTGGAGGGTCAGGGCGATCGCCTCGGCCCCGGTGAGTGCTACCCCGCCGGTGTGCTTGGTGTTCATCCTAAATTCATTCATTGGGGATCTCCTTGGTTTCATATTTTCCCGGCAATCGCTGGCTATTTGTCATTTTCGAGTTTCCTCAATCGCATTGATGATCGTTTTCAGATTGTCGTCCTGCGCGGTTTTGATTTCTTTCACCTCAGCCTCGAGAGCGGAAAACCTCTTCTCGCCACCCAGAAGTTTTTCAGCCAAGAGTTGGTGGCAATTCGTCTGCATCTCAGAGCAGGCCGGTTTTGTAATGAATCGTGGCTCCCCGTCTTCTCTGGTGAAAACAGACATCATGCTTTTGAGCGCGTGTTCAAGATCCTCGACCTTCTTTTCAGACTTATCAATCCGTTCATGGCTCCGCGCGAGGCCAGATTCAACGCGTTCGATCTTCTTCCCCCAACCGATCAAAGATATCGCCCCACCGACCATCGCTCCGATGATTGCGGCAATACTTGAAATAATCCCTACGTTTCCAGTATCAGGCATCCTGTCCTTTCCTTACCGGCCAACTACCGGGGCTTATTGTCTCAACAACTATACCCACAAGCAGGGCAGGTTCCTCGGTGCATTCTGGCACCGCAGTCAGGGCATTTCATGGTATCCACCCCAAGCACAGGCCGGCGACTATCGACAGCATCAGAATTATGATTGCGACTTCAAATGCAGGGGAATTACTTTTCACTTTTGGCTGGTCCCATGCCAGGGACGCCTACCTTTTTGCTGGTGATCTTCGTCCAGATGATATGGAACAAACTGCCGAGGGCGACAATGGCACCGGCCCAGCCCTGCAACTCTTCCTTGGTCGCATCGATCTGTATTCCGTAGATAGCCAGGAGTGCAAACAGAGAACCAAGGATTCCGGTCACGGTTGCAATGGTGGTTCCCGAGTTTTTCCACGTTGCCGGGTCGGCTACTTGCTGCCCCACTCGTAATGCGTCAACGAGTAATTTGATGTTCATCTGTCGCCTCTCTGTAGCAATTTTTGGCACCACCCATCTGTGAGAAGTATTTGCAGCGCATGTCCGGCAGTTTTCCCTTGAAGTCATAGGCGAAGCAGAACGGTTCCTCACACTTGCTATACCTGTCCTTAATCATCCGCATGGAGTTTTCCTCCAGGCTCTCGTCTGCAATGCGTCTTGGTTCCACAATAGACACCCCGCAATCAGGACAAAAGGTTCTGCCGTGGTATTCAGTTGAGCAATACCGGCAGGTAATCAATCACCACTCCATCTTTACTTTCGGGCTTTTACCGCCATAGAATTCGTGCAAATAAATACCACCGTGTGCCGTGCCAATGTCTGCGTCTCCCTCTCCATTCGGCCGCCCGTTCCCAGGCTTGAACACGAATCCGTATTTCGATGACCTTGAGTCTCTATTACAGGTATCTTCCCGATCCCGGCAGTTTCGAGCCGTGGATTTTACCACAAAGGTTTTGCCGGAAGAGAAGGTAAACCTCACAGGGCCTGCCCCGAGAGAATCGCCGCGTTTCGGTATCCGCCAGGCTTGACGCCCGTTCCTGACGCCGTAACTGTCATAGGTGGCGCTGTTCTTGTAATTGCCGGTAGGCGTTCCAGGGTCAGCGGGCGTCGGATTCCCAGAAACAGCAGCATATACCCCGCCATCGACCGTCTTGATGACGAATTTTAAAGGCCGGGAATACTTATCGCCGGATTGAGTCAGGAGGAAAACCGAGGCCCCCTTATAGGAGTTGCCTTTTCTGGCAACCTCGCCATTGACCGAGACATAGTTGACCCAATTATCAGGACTCGACCTGAACAGGATAGCCGCCGCGCCGTTGCCCTGGTCGCTATCGCGCTCGAATGTGATGGTGTGCGGAAAAGCCTTCGCGGTACTCGGAGGTGGAGGCGTGACCGGATCAGGAATAGTTCCGCCGCCCGGGTAATACTGGTCACAGAGCGCCAAACACTGTGCTCTGTTGGCCGGCAGGTCGATTGCCTGCGCCTGACTAAAGGTGAAGGCAAGAAGGAGGACGGCGAATAGGCTTGTGAGCGTCTTCATGTTAATCCTCTTCGACTATCGGATTGTCCTCGGGGATATCATCTATGCTGTCAACCTCATTGACTACGCCGAGTTCTTCCTCGACAATCGGCTCAGGACTCGTTGTGTTTGTGGTGTTGGTATTGGTGGTCTGCGGATTGTTGCTATCGGTATTCGTTTGTCTCATGTCAGTGAGAAGCTTGCTGGCGGCATCCTGGATTTTTCCAGTCGCAGACATGGCACCGCCAGAACCGGCCGCCAGTTCCGCATCAGAAGTTTGTTCAGACCACTCGAAAACATTAATCGTATGCCCGCCGGTCCCACCGCTTGCGCTCGGGACTGCCGGAGTTGCTTGAGCAAGCCCGCGAGGCGTTGCGGCAGCGGCAGCAGGCTCCGGCGCCATTCCCTGGTTGAAAGTATATTTGTTGGTTTTGATGGTGATACATCCGCTGAGAGCAAAAGCCCATGCCAGCAACGAGAGAGACAATAAAACCATGCCAGATATCTTTTCCCATCTCGCATCGCCGCGAGCGTCACACCGAAACATTCCGCCGAATTTGTCCATAATTTGCCTCACTGAGAAGGGTTAGAGTCGTGCAAGTCTTGATATCGTTCCGCTGATTGCCGCATTATCGTCACAGAGACCTCTTGCGGGCCACAGCATTTTCCCACAAAGAAAGCGTATCCACCGAAAGCGAGGAAGATGAGCAGGGAGATTGCTGCAGCTATTTCGATTTTGTTTTTCATCTCACACCCCGCTATGTTTTTGATTTACCGTGCCGGAATCCTGTTTCTCCGGCTAGAATACTTCGTTTTTTGCGAAATGTGTAACACATTTTCATTCTGTGGATTTATTTCTCGAAACAAAGCCGCAAAACTCTGTTTCGAGAAGGAGCATTATGCGTTGACGGTGCAGACAGTCCCGATTTCAAGTGAGCCATTCGGCATCACGAAAACCGGATAATAGTCGCCTGCAGCAGCCGTGAGAGTGATCCCCAAGAGCCCGCCAGAGCTTGTCACGTAGTGAATAACCTTGGTCGCCATTATCAGTTCGATAGAGCCATTGGTCAGAGCGGCAGCCGAGGTGAATGTCTTCCTCGTCAGCCCGGTGTTTGTGGTGGCGAAATACAAAAGGCCAGAGGTCGGGGTGCCTGTGGGATTCCCAAGAGCGCTCTTGAAGGTAAACTGAATAGCACAGGTACCGGAGGCCGGAGTTGCTACAAGTGTGACATTGGCCACAGCCGCGGTCAGGGTATTGATGTCTGACTGGGTAGCCGTAACAGCCGCCAGTTTGTTGAGGTCCGAAGCGGTGAATGTGGCCCCGTTGATCATGTTCAGTTCGGCAAATGTCGCGGCAAGGGTGGTGTCGGCAACATCCTTCAGGACGCCAGTTTTGAGCACTCCGGTTGCCGGCCAAGTGTAATCTTCCCCGGCATTCAGAACTACCGCCTTGCTCGCCGCGCCCGTTCCCAGTGCCGCAATGTCGTTGTAGTTCAGTTCTGCCGCCGTGGCCGTCACGCCGACGATAGCAACACCGCCGCCCGCGTACAGTTCAGCGAACATCTCATTAAGCTTCTTCCTGATCGAGCCGAAGAAAAACCCGCCGCCTTCAGTAATAGTCTGCTTTGCCATGTGGAACTCCTATTCACTTCGTTTATTTGGGCAAATGCCCCTTGCCGCACAGCCGATTTTCAATATGGATATTTTCGGGACACGACGGCTCTATTCGTCGTCATCCTGAACCTGCCGCAACCGCTCTGTGCGATTCGGCTTCTTCGCCCTGGCCACGGCCCGCTTGATACTCTGTATTGTGAGTAGGGTAATGTCGTTCCGGCCTGATCCCTTCATCAGTTCATTATAGCGCCGGTATTCAACCATTAATTCCTGATAATCTCCTTTTCCGAAAAGGTAGTACCGCTTGAACTTCTCGATGATTTCAGACCGCCGCTCATTGTATTTCGCCGCAACCTGCTTCTCATGCCATTGTTTTTCCCTAATGCCGGAAATCCGCGAAGGATTGAAGGACAACGCCCTGACGAACTGCTCGGGAGTGGTCGCCTTCAGCGGTTCATCACCATAGAAAACCGGGCTGTAGCTGCCGGTGGTAAGCCCTTCCCGCCCTTCCCTTGCGGCCTTGATTGCCGAACCAACCGCAGTCGGCAACAGAGATTCGCCAGCCTTCATCAGCTCACCCTTCCCGGCATACTCTCCAGCCTTCAGAGCGTCCTTGATTATCGCCTGTGGTGCGCCGAACAATTCCGCCATTGTTGTTGGAATGGGGTTGTTCATTTCAATAGATCCCTTCAGATTGATACCAAGCGCCCCAGGTATACCGTGACGAGCGATTGAATCACTTCCGAATGTATCTGCCACCCAACCATAGAACTCTTCTTCAGGGTCATCTCCTGCCCCTAGAGCACTGGCAAACGCGGCAACCAGCGGAGTGACCAGTGTAGCCCCGGCACCGCCCATCAGGGCCGGGGAGAGAACCATATAGGCCGCCTGTTTCTTATCGCCTTTCAGTCCCATCTCGATCATGTTGAGCATATAATTGTGGCTGAACTTCTGAAAGGTGTAGGTCAGTTTCAGCGGGTTCCCGCTTCCCCTGGCCCATGCCGGCAGGGTGGCCTTGCCATAAACGCCATGAGCGCGGTCGGAGATATGCTTTGCCTTCTCCATCGCCGCATTGTGATCGAGCGCGGTATTCGCCCGGACCTCTTTGTAGGCGGCAAAGATCGACATGGCCCGGTTGGCCTTCTCAACCGCCCCGAACATCGCCATTGACCATTCCCCAAACTTGTTCCAGCCTCTCCCGAGCTTCGACATAAGGACCGCAGCGTTCTCCTGGTTGAATTGCGCTTGGTCCCATCCGTTATTCGTGATCTCAAGGAATATCGACCGATCCTCTTCGGACAGTTCCCGACCAGCCCGGTACCTGCCGTAGGCGATTGCAGCTTTCCGGATGGAATTGAAGGCGCCGGTCATGCTGCCGCCTGTCTGGCTTGAAATGCTCGCCGGGACGCCCATCAGCATATTGGTGGCGTTGACCATCGCAGAGGAAACCCGGAAGCCCAGGAACTTTATCACGGCCAGGCCCTTCATTGTGCCGACGATCCGGTCAATCTGTTCCTCGTTACGCAAGACCTCTTCCATAAACCCGAGAGCTTCCTTGTGAAGAATGGGCTGCTTGTTCGGGTCCAGCCGCTTCGCCTCTACCTGCGCGTCGTATTCTTCCCATGTGCCTTCTGGATTTTCCAGCTTGTATTCAGCCCACGACTGATCCCGGCCGGTCATCGCCGCCATCATATTCTTAGCGGAATTTCTCTTGGCGATACCTGACGCGATACCTCTGGCGTACTGAGTGCCGGCAAGTAGCGGGTCTTCCTCAAACCCTTTCCAATAATCATCTGTCCGTTTCAGCCGGGAAGAAAGATAACCTCGGGCTTTAAACAGGTCAGCAACGTTGGCGGTCAGGATCTTGTTAATCTCCTGCGCCGCCGCTTCGTTCATGCCCTGCTTGTCCTTCTTGGCATTGCCCACGGCCTCGCGGAGAAGGGCATCGATTGAGGAAGAAAGCTGCACGACATCAAACACCGATTCAGGCGTCTTGTTATCCTTCTCCACCGTTACATCGTAACCTTGCGCCCGGAGCTGCCGCGCCCTCTTCTCCAAGGTGCCGACAAAGGGGATATGGCCGGTAGCCTCATTGAATCGCTTACGCAACCATTCAGACATGGGCCTCTTCATCTCTACGCCTGTCTCGCCGTCGATGTGCTTCCGTCCGGTGATATAGAGGTCGAACTTCTCCATGATTTTATCGTCACCTTTCACGGCCCGGAGGATCACCCCGCCCGGTTGCCGCTGCCGGGGGAAATACTGGCCCCGGAGGTCGGACATCATGGCAATCATCTCGGAGAGCTTGACGGTCTTCTTTATCTCGCCGTCGCTCCGCTTCTTGACCTCAAGGTTCGTTGCCCGTCGCCCTCCCTTTAACTGGTCCGCTGCCCGCCGTATCTTGATTGCCGCATTTGCATCAGCCCTGGTGGTGAAGTCGCCTATCTCTGCGCCGTTCTCGACAATTACATATCTCCGGGATTCGTCCGGGATATCGACAGTCGGCTCTGGTAAACCAAGCGCGTCAGTCTCCTTGATGATCTTGCGGAGGTCGGCAATCATGTGGTCAAAGGCAAGGTTGGTCATTCGGCGGAACCGGCGGACCAGCCCAGCTTCTTCCTTTGAAGATCCGGCGTTGATCATGTCGTAATATTCAGCCTGCTCCATTGCCTCGACCGCCTCTTGCTCGTCAAGGAATTGATCCCCTTCCGCGCCTTTCGGGTCGATGACGGTCCATGTGTCGATCTTCTCTGGCTTGTAATCCTTGATGTGCTTGCCGCTCTTGCCAGCCGCTTCCCGCGCAACCTGCTCACCTTCGCGCTTGGTCATGGTGTAGCCGACGATCATACCGTCATCGTCCTTGACCTCCCATTTCGATTCATGCTTCAGGCGGTACGATTTGCCGGAGGCGTCCACGTCCAAGAGATGGGCCTTAACCTTTTCATAGATGGCCTTGCTCTCCTTCTGCGCCTTTGAGAATACCGAGACGAAATCGCCAAGGATGGAGTTTTCAAGGTTGAATTTCTCGGTATGCCGGTCCAGTTGCGCGTTGAACATCTTCCATGTTGCCGGGAAATTCTTGAAATTGTATTCCGGGGTGGAGAAAATCTTGGCAAGGAATGGCATGTCCGGCTTGTCGTGGATCTTCTCATAGAATGTGCCGGCCGATTCCTGTATGTCGTTGTCATAGGCTTCGGCTGCCTCTATGGAATACATGAGCCTGTTGTCGGTGTCGGAATAGGATCCTGTGTTGCTGATTGAGGATTTTACTTGGGAAGAAGAGAAGGCTGCAAATGTTTTTACCCCGTTTTCATTAACCTCAATCCCGTCGTATCCTTGTTTGATCAATTCTTGGACATACCGATTATAATTGACACGCTGAAACATGGGATTGCCGTTTTCGTCTGCATCGTCCATGTCGCCTTCAAGTTTCTTTGGGTTTTTTATATCCAAGTAAACGGGAATTATATTTGCGCCGGAGTCTTCGGATTCCCCAAATGCGTATCGTTCACCTGCGAGCGATGGGTCAACGCTGAACCAGCCAGCAACTTCATATCCGTCAAACACAGAAAAGTTAAACCGCGTCCCATGATAAACCCGCAGCGGCTTACCATCAGCATCAACCACCTTCGACCCCTTGAACCAGCGCTTGAACCCAGCACTATTCACATCGACAGGGCCAAACGCAGCAACGTCGCCGCCAGGGCCAGCGTTCCCCCGTGCCTCTGCCGGAGAAAGCGCGGAGGAACTGCTTGACCCCTTTGGCGACTGACTGGATACAAGCACATCCTCAATCTTCTGCCCATCCTTCAGTAGTCCTTCTTTCTCCAACATCCGCCGCAGCGTAACCCATGGCGGAATGATCTTGCGTTTCGCCGGGGGGAGGTCGAGGCGGGCTTGGACTAGGCGGGCTTCTGCTTCGCCGGTCTGCGTGGCATACTCTTTCATCCCCCTGCTTACTATTCCTTCATCTCCTTCTATTTTCCTGATCTCATCAACAAGATATTCCCGCTCGTTGAGATAGAATTGATATTTCGGGGTGCCTATGGCATTTTTGAGAGAATCGTTTATGCTGGAAACTTGTTCCTCAAGGTCTTTCAGAATACTCGCATACCCTCGGATGTTCTCCCTGGCGTTGCCCCCTTCCGAAAATCCTTCTTCGGTCTGAATAATATGCTGAACTTCATGCTGAAGCGTAGACCGTTGTTCCTTACTGGCAAAATTTGAGTTGACCTTGACAATCCTCTTATCCGGGCTGTAACTTCCCCGTTGTTTATCCCCCATATCCTCAAACCGCACCCGCACCTTGCCGAGTTGCGGATATTCCTTGAATAGTGTCGGATGCGTCAGCACGTCCTCAAGATAGCCGTCCTTCATTTTCACGGAGGATAGGCTATCGTCTATCTCGAACGACCATTGCCCGCTTCCCGGCACGATCTCATACCAGCCAGTCTTCTTCCAGATACCCCGCCTCGGTGCGCCATCCCTCTGCATCTGCTGCGCTATGGCTAGTTGGGATTTGTCGGCTTGCTTGGCTGTTGCGCCTGCGAAGGATGGCAAAGGATCACTTGCCAACTTCCCGGGAATAGATGATTGAGCACCCCGAGCCTCCCGCCGCAAAACCGATTCAGCCAGCGCCGACAAATCAGCCGCCGTGAATATCTTCGGGTCAATTCCCAACTTGACGAGCGCTTTCTTGATGAGGGCGATGAATCGTCGGACTATGCCGGCCTGTGGGGCCATCTCGACCGCGTAAGCCAAAACTTCATCCCAATAATGCTCAGGGTTGGTATCCTTCGGCACACGTTCCATGGCTGTCCGGATCGCGTCACCGGTCTTGCTCTGCTCGTTCTGACGGGCTTCGAGGGATGCGAGAAGTGCCTTGAAGTCGGCATTGCCAAGCATGACCTGCTGGAGATGGACGCCGAGTTCGTGCTTTAAAACCCCGAACGCCTTGCCCTTGGCAATTCCGTCTTGCACCAGATACGCTTTCGTCGCAGTGGTAAATCCCTGAATCTTGCCGTTCTTCGAGTAGCGGACAGAATGCTTGACGTTGCGCTTCTTGTATCGGGCGATAATCTGCTTTGCCTGGTCCTGGGTGGTGAGTAGGCGGACGGTTCCAGCGTCGAGCAGGTTTTGCAGGCCGGCTTCTCCGAGCTGCGCGGATAGTTCGGCTTTGGTGTCGGCGGTTTCCTGTGATGGGGTGGAAGACTTGGAAAGTTTAGTTGACTCGTCACCCTCGGTAGCCGATTCTGATTTGTCTATGACAACCATCCTTGCAGCAACCCCGGTATTGACGGGCAACGACTTGTCAAGGAATGTGCCCTCTTCCAGTTTTTCGCTGGTGCCGTTAAGCTCTTCCAGCCAGTCCCTGAACGCCGTTGCTTTCTTGTCGCTACCAAAGAACGAACCCTCTCCCATGATCGCAACAAGCCTGCCGCCAGGCTTCAGCAACTTGTAAGCATGTCTTACATGTTCGATATCTCGCCTGTCACTGAACGGAGGATTCATCACTATGCGGTCATACTCACCCTCGAAATCAAGGAAGTCATTTCCAACCACATTGAATCCCTTCAGTTCAAGCAATTCACGCCGGGAAGATGACATCTCAATTACATCTGGGGATACTCCACTGTCGCGGATAACTTCAGCGATATGGCCCATTCCTGCCGATGGCTCAAGGACAGACAACCCCTCTCGGATATCTGCCGTCTCGGTCATCGTCTGTGCTACGGTCGCAGGCGTCGGGAAAAAATCAAGCCCATCTTTTGGCCTACCTACCATTGACCGCTCGAGTTCTTTTACTTTATCCGGTTTCGCAGGTTGTGTCTGGAGAGAGATAAACTCACGGAGAGCGGCGCGAAACTCTTGAGGTGTTTCAATCCCCATGTTTTTGAGCCGTGTATGTTTCTCCCTCACGGACTCAAAGTACCACGGAATGTCTATTCCTTTGCGTTGTGTCTTGGTGACAATCTCTTCGCCAAAGTCATCACTCAGGGTGATTTGCTTGTCGTCATCTCCCTTCCATACTCCCCGTGCTTTTGCCTCAGAAGGGGAAAGGATTATCATGTGTTCTCCTGGCTTGGCCGTCAGAACGATAGCCTTGCCATTATACCCTGAAGCATCAATTGATCGGAGAGCAAGCGGCTTTGACTTGAACGCTGCAAGCAATCCATCCTTGGTCCTGTACTGAGCGACATCGTTAAGATTCGCTTTCGCAAATTTGACGTATGCAGATGTCACGTCATCGGCAACCTTGAGTAAGCGAGTCCCAATTTTCTTGGTTCCGTCTTTCTCGGAAAGCTGCCTGCCAAGCCGGGCAAGATCGGACCTGAATGCCCTGTATCTTGGGTACTCTGCGAAGTCTGCTGTTTCTGCTGTCGGCGGCTCGCCCTCGTGTCTCTGCTGCTCCGAGTATGATTTATATTTCTCCCTTTGCTCAGAATAATGTGCGGTCTTGACCATCGACCTCAGCATTTCCACCTGTACTTTCTGGCGCACCCTGTCGAGGAATTTTACCGTACCATTCTCAATACCATCGGCAATTTTCGCCATTGTCTTTGAAAGAGCCTTGGCAGTCTCAGCGCCAGCCTCGGCGCTTGCCGCCATTCTTGCACGCTTGGAGGTGTTGGTCTTTCGATCTGCCGACAGAATATCTTCTGCGCGGTTCTCGATCGCCTCGGACATTTCCCGCAACCGCTCAACCGCCGATTGCTCCCGGTCATCTGCATAAGCGTCGCGCCTTGCCTGCACTGTCTCTTTGGCCTGCTCGACATCTCCACCGATGAACTTCAGGAACGCTTCGGCATTCTCTCGGCTCTTGAACTGGAATCCCGGAACCGCACCACCACCACGATAGGAAGAATACCAGCCGCCCATCCGCTTGGCCGTCGTATTCCACAGGGTATAGATATCACGCTCAACACGCTCGGCGGCCTTGACGACAAACAAATCCTCGCCAGTCTTAGTGTGCTTCGTTTCGACAATTTGCCCCTCGGTAGTCACTGACGCGGCACGAATGTCTGTTCGTTGTTGGTCCGCCCTTGCCTTTCTTTCTCCCCTGGACTTCTCACCAGAAAGAGCATCATATAATGCGCGCTGTTCAGGCGTGAGGGTCATTCGGGCTTCAGCGTAAGTCTTTCCGTCGGCAATACTAAGCTTGAGATAGTTTACAAAGTCATCAATGGTTTTCGGGTCTTCCACACCCTCTTTCATCTTGACGACCTTCGCCGCATATTCCTCACGGCTGGCCTTCAGTTCCTGCGCGTACTGCTCAAGCCCTTCCTGTGTTTGCTTGTTGACTATGGCGCGGAGAGCATCGATAAGGCTCTTTTGATAATCCCCGGATATCGTAAATGACAAAGAATCTCCGAGGTTGAAATCATCAAGCATCTTGTGATAGACAGACCGGACAATCCCGTCCTTCTTTTCGCTCTTGCTTCGGTACCGTATGCCGCTGCCGCCGTATATGAAAAGCTGCTCCTTGGTCATCTTAGACAGCTCGGCAATAACCTCGTCTTTACTGCTCACAACAGACTCAAACGACTTCCGGTATTCCTCAACCGTGGCCTTGCCGTCATGCAGGGTTTTTACAAACTCCTTATGCCTCTCAATATCGCTACCGTCTCGTTCTTTACTCGCCGCGGCCCCCGTCTTTTTACCTTCAGCGCTTCCGTCGTCCTTGCCACCTGCGCCTGCTGGTGATTGTACACCGGAGGCTCGCCGTCCACTATCAGCGGTGGCAGTGGTTCGAGGTTGTATTCCATCCGCTTCCTTCCCCCCCGACTCTTCAGGATTCTTTAATGGTTCGCTGCCCGCGCCTTTCGACGGAGGCGTTGCCGGTTCAGCGCCTGGCAGATCGGCAGTGAGCTTGATCGGATGAGACTTTCCATTGCGGTCAGTCAGCGCAATCTCGTCAAAGGTTATCTCTGTGCCTTCAAGGGTATTATTGCCGACATACTTCTTCCCCTCACCTTTCTTCACATAGGCAATGGTCGCATGTGGCTGGTAATCCTTGTATGTCTCCCCTGGAAGATCGACCAGCTCACCGACTTTCTTGTTTGCCGCCCGCATTGAATCGCTGATTATCTCAGCTTTCACCACATCATATTTGTCTGTTTCGAAAATAGAAACCTTGCCTATCTTGGCGGTTATCGGCCCCACCTTCGATAATTCGGCCAGTTCTGCCGGGTTATCGGTGGCAAGGCCGTACCTTACGGTGATATGCGGCTCCGTCTCGCGGCCGTAGGAATCATCGTTCGGATCGGTGTAAATCTCGCTATCAGGGATAGACTTCCCAAGGTCGACTATCTTTTTGGCGGCAGGCCCCTTGATGTCTACCTGTGTGTTGCTGAAATCGTGAATCGACTTTTTGCCTGCCTTCTCTTTCTTGTTTTCAGCTACTTCCGCAGCAGTGCCACTTGTTTCACCGACAGATGCTTCTTGCGCTTTAGCAGCCTCCGTCCTCGCCTGTTCAGGTGCAATTCCGGTTGGTATACGTTCGCCATTTTGACCTCCTTGTTGATTTTCATTCTGTGTACTATCAGGGCGCGGCTGATCTACCCCTCCGAGTGGTTGTAATTGTGGCTCTCCGGGTGCGTCTCCCTCTCGGCGTAACTGTGGCCCTCGTATATCCCTATCGTTTCGTTGACCTTCTCCCCTCTTATCTGATTGGGAATCAAAAGGTTCCCGCCGAACTCTTCGGTCATTTTTTGGATTTCCTCTTGTGTCCACTGCTCGTAATGGTGCGTCTCCGTCAAGCTGCCCGGATTCGGCCACGGCAGGGCCAACTGCCTTGCCACCTCTTTCTCTATCAACCGTTGCAGCTTTGACTGCTTGCGCTTGGTTCGCTTGTTCATCTCCACTCTCCTGTGTATTATTTTCACCCTGTAAAGATTCAGGGCGCGACAATGCGGCCCGCCGTTCCTCAACCGCGCCCGCAATCATTTCCCGATAAGGAGCAAGGTGCGGGTTCTGCTCAAAGTACGGCTCAATTTCTGTGCTGATCCGGTCAACGTCCTGCTGATTGCCAATCTCCCGGATATTCTGCACCATGCCGACAAGGAAATTCTCTTCGCCTGGCGTGATTTGGGACTGGCCTTGCTTCCTGGCGATAACCTGTATCTGCTCGAATGGGTCAACGTGCATCGTCACGCCATCTTTCAGGATTGCGTTACCCTTGGCATCATACCCTTTGTGAACCAGCCTATCAGGCACCCCGTTTTTCTCAATGACAACCTCATCACCCGGCTTGATACTTCCTGCCGTGATCGATTCAGGCGCGTTGAACTCAAAGCCCTCGCCGTTCAGCTTGTCGAACTGATTACCCGCGGCTATCTCCGGGTCGTTTCTCTGGATATCGTCGGCAGTCTCTTTGAGGTACGCCCATACTTGAGCCTGAACAGGAGGAAGCGCTTTGCCTTTCCGCATGTTCTTGAATATCGCCTTGACCGTCGCTGTTTTCAGACTCTCGGCAATCTTCGTGCCATACTTCTTGTCGTATGCTCTGGCCGTTTCATTCTCGAACCATTCGGGAGTTGTGGCCGGGTATCCGCCGATAACCATTGCGCGGTTCCCTTGGCCTTCGATTATCTTACCTTCGCCCTCCGATTCGGCTAACTGCTGCTCCATTTTGCGGATTGCCGGGGCTATATCTTGCGGGAGTTTTGCGTCGGGATCTGGCGGAGGCGGCTCAATAGGCCCCTCTCCACGACCAACTCCAATTTGCAGTCCGCTATTATCCTCCCCCCCTATAGACATCCCGAAGTCTTCCGGGAAATCCCCGGTTTGTGAATCTTGGTTTGCGGTTTGTGTATCTTGCGGACGTGCAACTTCCTGCCCGCCCTGCATCAGCAAATTAGCGGCATTCTCCAGCGTCCCGGCCATAGGGTCGGCAGTACCATAATATCGGCCCCTGGCTGCATCAACTCTCTCTTTTTCGCGTTGCTGAACAATCTTGGCCTGCTCTGCGTTGATCCCCATGGCGGCAGTGCGCGTCATCGGTCCAGATTCGCCGGACGCCAGAAGAACATCCTTGGCCCTGTTCAGATCGGCATTGCGGTCATTGATCACCATGTCGATATCTTCCGGGGAAATGCCGGATGTCGTCAGGGCTGCCGGGTCCGATTTCATTTTGAGAAGATCGTCGGTCGGAATGTTGGCCTGCTTGATCGCCAGGACCGCCTGGTTCCTTGCCAGGGCCGCTTCATCCTTGGGTTCCTGCTTTTTCCCAACAGGCATGGCGTTCATTCCGCCGCCCATTGCCGTGCCAAGGACCATGCCACTGGCGGCAGACTCCGGCACCCCTTCCATAAGAGGCATACCTGTGGCCGCATTTTGCCATATCTGCTCCTGGACGCTTTGCGGCAGTTCCTCAAACACACCCTCAGCGATACCGCCGCCGACAATACGTTTTGCTATCCCGGTGACGCCCTGCGCCCTGATAATATCATCAGCAAAACCACTGGCAATGAGAGTATCGGCGTCAATCACGCCAAGTTTCTGCGCCAGCCGACCGCCCACGGCACCGAAGATGCCCGTTCCTATACCGGCAAGACCTGTAAGTAGTGCTTGCTTCCCGGTAAGCGTCCTGTCCTCGTTCTGCTCCCTGACCTGTTCTGCCATTCCACCGGCGCCGACCATGCCCTCGCCTGCGGCTCCGCCCAGCATTCCCAAGGTCTGGTCGGAAACTTTTTTTGTCAGAACCGGTGCGAGTTTCTTTGCCGCGGTACGCAGTCCAAAGCCAGCGGCCCCACCAGCCAGGACAGACGGGATTGTTTCGACTATGCCATGGGCGATTGTTGACGGTTTTTCCAGATAGGCCCCAACCTTCCCGCCAAAGCCCTCGGCCTCTTCAACATAGCGGTTCGCTTCCTGCTGCGCGGGAGAATACATATCCTTCAGCGAGTCGTCGTATCCAGAAAGGTCAGGGCCTGAAGCGTCATAAGCCCGGCCAGCGAGTCCTTTAGTTGCCAGGTTCGCAAGACCAACGCCAGCCTGTGCGGCCTGAATCACGCCACGGCCAGCGGATATGGCTGTATCTTTTACGACATCCATGCCGGTACGGCCAGGTGTGGACATCAGGGTTGCGGCAGGGTCCGGCACGGCAGGTTGGCCTTTCCCAAATACTTCTTCATCGGAAAGGTACCCGCCCTTACTGGTAGGGGTATTGCTAAACACTTCCTCGTCGGAAAGGTATTCACTCATCAATGCACCATTTTCGGATTAAATTAATTGACCGGCGTCCATCCCTTTCCGTCCCATATTACCTTTCTTCCGCTTGCAGTGACATATATTTTCCCAACCTTTCGCTCATTAATATCAGGCGGAGCCTGGTCGTACTGGTCAGGGCTTGCCTCACCTGTCGCAGTATCATATGCCTCGGTCCCTATCTGGGTTCCCTGTGCATCAAAAATAGGCCGGTCCCGGTATCTGCCAACCTTCGGCTCGGTATTCTGCGGAACTTCGATTCCGGCCAGATCCGGGGTTTGGCCTGGCTGAGTGTTCATAAGGCGTTGGACGGTTTCGGCCGGCACGCCACCGGCAAGGAGGTCATACGCCCTTTTCTGCGTCTCGGTCTGGCTGTCCAGTTCTGCTTTTGCTTTGTCGCGCTGCAAGTCTCCCGCCGCGGCCCTGTCTACCTGTTCAATGTTGCCGCTGTTCTGGAGGCGGGTGTTGTCCAACTGCCCGCTGTTTCGTAGACCGGTTTCGGCAAGTTGATTCTGCCCTGACAACAGGGTATTCTCGATCTGGTTCTGATTGTTCATCCTGGTGGTGCCGTAACTGGTTTCACTACCGAGCTTGGCTTGATCCATGCCGCCCTTGTTCCTCAGTGTTTGCTCGTTGAGCGCCAGCCGTTCTTTCCAACCCATCGTGGAGTTTTCCTTTGTCAGCAATTGCGGAGATGACATAAGGGCCTGCTTGGCGGTCTGGCGGTCTGCCTCGGCCAATGCGCGGTTGTTGTACTGGATGATCTGCCCTTTCGGCTCCACCGGGTTCGCCATGAGCGCCTTTCGTGCCGCAAGGGGCGTTGATTCATCAAAGGTCACGTCCATGGTCCCGCCGACGCCTGCCCGCATTGTGCCGTTCAGTTCCGGGTTTCCGGTCGCGGCGAGGGCCTGCCGGTTATCATTGACCTGATTCGGCAACCTGACTATCCGGTTGTTATTCCCCGGGGCCTGCTCAAATACGGAGGTGCTGTGCTGGCCAGGGTCGGGAGTGGCGGGCGCCTGACCGGACGGGCTGGACATGAGCGTCTGAGCAACTGCGCGCTGGAAAGATTTCTGCGTTGCCGGATCGATTCGCTTACTCTGAATTCCGTCACGCTGCGGAACGGGCGGTGAGTTTGGATTTTCCGGCATGAGCGGACCAAAGCCGGGGATATTTCCGTCAGGCTTGAGCGCCGGCTTGTGCTCGAGTACCGTTTTCCCCTCGGGGTACAGTTTGGCTTGTGCCTTCCTTGAAGAAGCATTCTGCGCGGTCGCCAGTCTTGCGCCCTGCGCGGATGAATCATCGAGCAGGCGATTCACAATAGCCCCGCCAACAGACCTAGCCCCACTGACAGCGCTTTTTACTGGCCCTTTATTGACCACAGTGGAGAGGACATTCGCCGCGGCATTCCCTATACCGGAAAGTCTGGCGTTCTGTTTTGCGGCTATCACTGCAGTGCTGTTCTTCTTCTTGTCATATGCTGCCATTGTTTTCCCCTATAGAACTCCACCTGACTTTATGATTGGAAGCACCTGAATCGAGTCGATTGAAAAGGCACTGCCAGCGACAGACGCTATTTTGACCGTGAGCCATCTCCACACAAAAGGTTCCGCTGTGGTTCCCCTGCCGATCGTGATGCGCCTGCGTTGCTGCCCGGTCCTCTTCGGCACGATCCTGATTGTCTTGGAAAGGCCTGAATCCGTGGTCAAGGTCAGGTCCAGGCTGCCGGTCGTTTCGTATCCAAGGTACAGGTAGCGGGAGCGCTTGTCACACTGCAGGCCGAGGTCGGTGGAGGCGAGAACGAAATACGCGTCAATGTTCACGCCAGCGTCTGTCTGCCCACATAATACCTTGCACAGCCCACCCTGACCAGCACCAAGTATCATGCCGTTAAATCTAGCCATTGAGGTGCAATCGATACCTGTCTGCTGGGCCGATGCTGCGCCGACCAGACCCTTGAGGTTTGTTATCATCGTCTGCATAGCCGATTCTCCCTGTGCTTCACCACTACGTAATCGTCGGTCATCAGAAACTCTCCGTGAATTGAGGGAAGTTGCGGAACAAAATTACCAATAATGCCATATGCCGCCATAGCGCTCGAGGCTATGACCGGAGCGCCTGCCCTGATCGCCGCGCTTATCTGTATCGGGTTATTGACTGTCGCGTTAATAACGACCCTTGCTGAATCTATCTTGACAACCAGGCCCTCAGCCTCTGAAACATATGAGAAGATCATCGGGCGCTTACTCTCGAAATTGGCAGCGATGTACGCCCCGCCGACCGCCAGGCCTTGCACCTTGGCAACCTTTGGCTCTATCGAGGCATTGATCCGTTCTGGATTCGAGAATAAAGAATTGATCGTTGGCACCTTGATGACGCTGCCCCCCCATGCCGCTGTAGGATTAACCGCCACGCCGCTGATTACAGGGACTGGTGCATGGATATTGGTAAGCGTCCGAAACGTGCTGTTCAGGTGCGGATGGACTGCCTTGATGCTACCATTGATGGCAATCGGACACGATACCAGCGCTGAGATAACCGGCAGGCTTGTCGCAATGTCCGTCATGAAATAGACACGCAGGGCATACGAGCCAACGGAAGGCACAGGCGCTACCGGACCACCGTTTATTACTGCGCCATCAGCAGAGGATATCTCAGGGAGAGGTGCGACTATCTCCACATTGGCATATCTGAAGAAATGCGTGATAGAGTCTACGACCGGAACCGGTGCATCGATATCGACATTCACGGTTTCAGTATACCGCGTAATGGCGTTTATTCCATGGACAGGCGCGGCCACATTGCCTTGATTGATGCTGCCCCATCCGAAATAAGACTGCATCTCCGCGGAAGGAGAACGGATGCTTCCGCCTATCGGGATTGCTGTTTCTTCCTCGGCACTGGTATAGAGTGCAAAGGCAACGTCCATGCCTGAGAAGGTAGCAACTCCTGTGGTTGCAACGTTAATCCAGTTGTCGTCTACATCAGTAGAGACACCGCCTATAATGTGAATTTTCTCGTCAGTGAGAAAGACTGTGGGACTATGAACCTCATCTGGGAGATACCCCCTGAAGTCTGTCGTCCCGCCGCTGATAACTCCATCGGTAATATCCCTTGAATGAATCTCATCAATGCTGAAGTTACCGGCTATCCCACCAATCATGAACAGTCTGGTCGCAGAACAAACGAACGCAGCGGCAGGCCAGCCATACCACGACTCAGCCGTCCACGGTTCGATTATCACGCCTTCATCACTGACGTTGACAACATCGGTGTTTAGCGGATGAGCGAGTGTGCCACCACCTATCAGGTAGAGTAAGTTCCCGGTGTAGACGCTGAAGCACCTGTCTCTGGCATTCGGCATGTTCCCGGCAAACTCCCACGCGCCGATTGTGCCGTCATAGTTTATTGGGGCATACTCGTAGGTAGTGGTAACGGTCCCGCCAACCAACGCATCCATGAATCCGCCGAAAGCATAAACTCGGTTCCTTGTGACCGACAAGGCAAAGTCTGCCCTGGTAGATATCATCGGGTAGGTGTTCGTCCACGCTCCCAGTGTTCCATCAGAATTAATAGGTGCAGTCAGAACAGTGTTTACTGGTTCTCCATATCTATAGCCGCCGACAAGAAAAACTCTCTTGTAAGTCTCGAATACTTGACCACCAACTTGTGCTACGGAAAGACCAGTTGTTGTCGCCCATTCTCCTACAGTCCCATCGCTGTTCCTTGCTGCATAATATGTCTCTGTACCGCCGATGACATACGCAAACTCATCTGTTACCAAAGACATTCTACGGGAAATCGCAATCGGGAAATCACTTTCCTGAACGACTGTGCCGATATTCGTCGGATTGGTAGTGTTAAAATTATATTGATTAATCCACGGCTGGCCATTAACGTAGGTTTTAGCTGGAGGGTGATTCCAAACCACCGCCGAAATGTCCGGGAGCAGGGTTTTGAAATTGGCAACCTGCGTATCTTCAACCTCTGTCGGCGTAGTATCAGGTGTGAACTCACCTCCCCATCTGGAATACCTTGATACCCGCAATTCTTCTACAAGACAATTGTTGTTGCCTATATTGAGGATTCTTCCATCATAGTTCGTGGTATCGGCTACTGTGTAGAGCGGCACACCATCTCTGCAGATTCGCGTTACTCCATCTCTCCTGTCAATAGCTATATGGTACCAAGTCCACTCGGATGTCCACCACATCACCGGGTTCATGTCGTGATAGCCGACAGGACCAGTAGACATACCGCTGAATGTCAGCCAGAACTCGCTTGTAGCTGTTACCCTCTCAAGGCTAATTGCTGGCTTATTAAGTCCTGTTGGACTGCCTGAGAACCAGAATATTTGACCTTCAGTCGCAGGGTAAATCTGATAAAACCAGAAATCTACCGTAAAATCGCCAGTGCCGAAAGCAAAGTCGTCCGTCTCGTCAGTATACAGCACTCCGTCAGAAGGTCCGTGAAACAACGAGGTGAGCATGATGCACGAATCCCCAAAGTACGGGGTAGTGCCTATCGGGTCGGTTACGTGCCGAACATCTCCGGTCGCGTAGACTGGCAGATTCTTCGCTACGTCAAAGAAGTCCTTATCGCCGTCAGGATGCTCTGATTGAACAAGGAAGACAAATGGAACAGGGGCTGTGTTGAGCGTTACTCCTGATATGGCGGTCGAGGCAGTTACAAAATCGACATCTACATCAGCAGTCTCAGGCGCATTCGCATTTTCTGTGATACCAGATATCTCTGCGGCCGTAACAAAGTCAACATTGATGTCAATACCATCAGCCATGTAGTCATAGACTATCTGAGGATCTTCCGTGTCGGCGGCTACATGCTGCGGGAACTCAACGCTGGTTAGGTCAGTGCCTCCAGTGATCACCCCGTTATAGGTCGTGTTCGCCCACTGGTTCGGGCAGACTCTTATAACGACATTCTTCGCACCTCGGTCTGTGGAGGTGCCCGAGTTATGACTGTTGTTTATTACTATCTTATCAAAATCTACATGCCCTTTAAGAAAATTACATATCAGGCGCTGGCTGGTGACGATAGAATTTGAGTACCATTCGGTACTTGTGATGTCGCCGGTCTTTGAATTGCTGGTAAAGGCGTAGATAGCAGTCAGCCCTGCTCCTGCATCAGATGTGGCAAACGCAGAAACTTCAGCAGTCGTGTCCAACTCAAGACGAACATCATTCTTGTAAAACTCTACTGACCGCAGCCCAATGTACGCACCGCCCCAATTGTCTGCTATGTCAAATATTACTGACTGGTATCCGATCGTTGGTGTTGCCCCGTAGACAGTCTGGTCATACCCTACATTGTCTGCCGGATGTGCATCAAGCACTCCCTCAAACAGAACTGTGCCGTCAGTTACGGTCGCATTGTATGCCGTGTTTGTGACGTTTGCAGGAGCTATTGTTATCTTTACATTCTTCGCCCCTGCATCCCATCCTGTGCCGGTATCATGTGAATTATTGATTACTATCCGGTCAAAGGTGAACGCGTTAGAGGTATTGAGGATAAGCCGTTGGTTTGTTATTTGGTAAAGAGCGCTGTACCACTGGTTGAAGTTTGGTGTTCCTAATTTTGGCAGCGAGGTATTGAAAGCGAACGAGGAATAGTTTGTATCTCCAGATAGCGTTGTGGTAGCTAACCCCCAAAATCCAGAAGTCATAGCGATCTTGGCACCAGCAAGGTAAAAATCTACCTGCCTGATACCCATGACATTCGCATTCCCGTAGCTATCCGCAATGTCTATCACTACAGCCTTGGCGGAAACTGATTCGGACAATACAAAAGAAGAAACGGATGGGGATAGGGCTTGGAAATCTCCGTCAACCTGTGCCGGTTGATAATTTACTGTGACCGAATCAATGACAGGTAGCGGTGCTTCAATGCTTCCATCATTCCCTTCAACAGTCGGTGCTGCGTCCTCATACGGATGCCCTGTTGGCAGACTTTCCTGGAACCCCCACTTCCAGGAAAGATAACCCTCAATAAATTGCCGATCACCCTCAGAGATTTCTCCGTTATAAATTATCAACTCAGCGATGTTGTAGATACCCTGCTGAACAACTGAGCTATTGATAGCAGTCCATGTTGAAAGGACGGTATTACTCGTGCCAATAGTCTGCTCAGTCCCTCCATTTGCCCTAAACCCAACGACTCCTGACCCTATCCTAAACTCGGCTATGTAGTCTGTGCGATACGCAGTCGAAAACGTTAATGCTGATGTTCCCCAGTACACTTCTGGAGGATACGGGTTGGCTCCGCTGCTCAGATATAACGCAGGAGGGTACGGGGCTGACGTGACCGCGCGATTTATGAGAACCCTGTAGCCAGTTTGCAGAGAACCTGTTTTAAGTACCGCAAAGACAGTGCATGGGTTTACCTGCGGAACTGATAGAGCAAGAGAGTCATTACTGCCATCGAAAGCTACGGTGTCCAACCCATTTAAACTAGCCGAGGACAGCGCTGGTTGATTTGCCCCTGTGGTTTGAGTAGCGTGCCGATCATTCCCAGACTTATCCCTCCACTCGCTAACCCCGGTGGCTATGGTGATAGTCGAAGCATCACTTGCGTCAAGCCACAGAGCGGTGGTTATCTCTTCCGGGGTCCAGAGAGCCATTTACGCCATCGTGGTAGTATAGTTGAACGTCTGAACTACTGCTGCGACTGCCTCAACTATTGTCGTGTTGCTCATCTGCATCTCGTAGGTTGAAGATGTTCCGATAGCTCCGTCAACCCGGATTGCGGTCGTGCTTGCACCGGTGACGTAATCATTATCGTACCATCTGAAATATGTGGCAACTGTGCCTGCCCCCGCTGCCGCAAGCCCTACGCCTGACCATGTTTCAGCCGCAGCCTTGGCGAGAACTCCTGCTGTCGAGGTTCCCATGTTCAGGCCATTCGTCGCTACGCCTGCCGTGAACGCTCCGCTACTCAGCGTAAGGAGCATGAGCAACGTGCCAGTTTCAATAGCATCTGCGGTGGCTGGCTGTGATGCCCCGCCGTAGATGCCGATGACGCCATTTGCCATGATGTCTTTGACGCACCCAACCGTGTTCAGTGCGTTTGCAAACCCTGTACTCAATCTCTCTGCCATATCAAACCTCTATCATTGTTCCGCGATAGCCGAGGCCGGGGCGGATAATAAAGGTTTTCCTGGGTCAGATGAGGTGGGAAAACTTATTTATATAAACTACTCGATGAAAAGAACCTTTCTTCCTTCAGCCATAGGGGATTCGACCGGAAATAGTTTGCCGTCGTTTTCATCACCAATGTTATAAAGGCGCTGCTGTCCATCATAAGGCCAGCAATATACTTCTAAGTCTCCATGCTTTTCTTTTACTTCGTTAAGCATCTCGATAAATTTGCTTATCTTCATCACTTATCGTCCTTGTCTTTAAGCGAACTCGGCTTCCCCATTGCTTCCTCAAGCAGCTTGACGAGGTGTTTGGCTACTCTGAGGATTATCAGGGCTAGGGTGGTTGTCGTCATGGTCATCTCGTCGTAAATTTGCTGATGGTTATATTATCGCCAGTAGCGACAAAACAATTTGATACGTTCATCTCGCACCCCGAATATCCAACAGACACTATTTTTGCGAAGTCTTTTGTTACACACACCCCCCACTCTATCGCGCCTGCTCGGTTGGCCGGTGCGCTCCCATATCCATTGATGATATCTATCTTGGCAATATGCGCGATCAACCAACTGCTCTCTATTGCCTCAATCAGATTATCTGGTCGCTTGCCGTCCATGAGATAGACAACGGCATCTCGGTCTTTATTAGACGCTGATGTCATTGTTTGGCTATTCCCCATCCTCGAAATCATCCAAGTATTCTTGCAATATCCTTTCTACCTCTTCTGCCGTGGTAAGCCCGAGAGAGATAGCTTCTCTAACTGAATCTGGAATTTCGCAATATGCCCCAATAGCAGACCCAAGCGCGTCGTCCCATCCACGCAAATCATGGTACCCTCGGTCGTCTTTGTCGAACTCTTCAAAATCATCAGAGAACTCATTGAATGTCGCATATCCCCCGTTCTTTTGAAGTACGTCACACCTTGCCATAGTTATAAAACCTCCATCTCTCTTCGCCTGACTAAAATCCTATCAGTAACGCCCCAATTCTCCGTCACTCTCTCGCCATCCGAAAGACTACTTGCGATGAAATCACCTGTAGCAATCGTCAAGTCGAACTCAGATGTCACATACATGCTGTAATGGCCTTCTCCTGCCTCTTCCTCTCGGTACGGCACATCGGCCATATCGGAGTAGAAAACAAACGTTGACGCGGCTACATTTAGCCTTGCGTGTTGCCCTACAGGCGTAGCGGTGCCGGGGAGTTTCATTGTCACGCTGAACTCTTCGAGGTCGATTGAGGCCGCGATATGTAAATCTCCGTCGCGAACCTCAAGCCCTCTTGGGAAAACTCCGCTGATTGTTTCGCTGCCGAGCAGGAACGGAGGGATTGACAGAACTCTCTGCCATGCCGGATCGCCTGTTACGGTATCCATCTGCGCCAGAACCATTCCCATTTGATCGCCACCATTCGGATACCTTGGGAACAGGACGTATAGCTGACTGCCCCACACGGCTATTTCACCGCTGAAGGCAATAGGGTTTTGCGGGTTCCATTCGCCCGGAGACATCACCTCGACAATGCGGTGCCATAGAAGATCGCCGTCGCTGTCGAACTTGAAGATATTGAAATGACACAAATCAACTTCCCAGATATGGGCGTGCGCGATAACGTAGAGATTCCCGGCGGCATCGCAGCAGGCATCGGTGATCTTCACGCCATCGTCGTACCAGTTGACCAACTCGTCATTCTGAACAGTTTCGCCATATACCGACCTTTTCCATGTCACTGTACCAGAAGGTGAGAACTTGACTATCAATCCAGCAGGATAGATAAATATCCCTGGAAAATGGTGTCCGACAACGTAGGTGTTCCCGCTTGGATCGGTTACTGCTGCCTCGAAATGGGGGCGTTCCTCGACTGTGGCATACGTTCCACCTAATGGTGGGTCTTCGCTCCACCCTCCATCGCCGGGAACTTGCTCACCATCGACATACACGCCTGCGGTTTTCTGCCATGCCAGAGAGCCATCAGCATTGTATCTGGCAATGAATGCTCGATAGAGAAAGCACTTCCAATGATAGAGCCGCCCGACGATGGTGTACTGGTTATTTGTCGGGTCGCTGGTGTCCAGCTTGATCGCATCTCCCCAGCCGAAGACATCCACGTCCTCATCACTCGAAAGCGTCAGTCTCTTCTGCCATTGCAGCACCCCGGTCCTGTCGTACTTGGCAACACAGCAGTCATAGCAATTCAGCCTCGATGCATTGAGCTTGCTGTACGTCACATAGAAATCACCGGTCAACGCGTCAAGCTCAACGGCCTGGGCGATGTCGAACTCATCCGAGGCGTTGATCAACTTGCGCCACATCAACCGCCCGTCCTGGTCATATTTGATAATCGACGGTTCTCCGCTTGCAGGGGTCGTCCCTGTCTTCGCTTGGCCAACAACATAGGTGTTCCCCAGGGAATCGGTCTGGATATCCTCAAGGCTGTTTGTTCCGAGAAGGATAGCGCCGTCAAGCGTCGAACTATTAAAGGCATACCAGTAGAAATCCTCGAGGATCTGGAACTTGCGCTGCACAGGTTGCTTGACTCCACCAACCGGTTCAACATGAATATTCACCGCGTCGTTGCCCGTCCATGAATGACAGGAAATCACCACGCCCGGGTATGGCCGTTTCTCCAACTTATTCTGCTGGAGCTTACTTAGCTTCATGCTTCGCTTGAGTTCGCGCATCTGTTCTCTGGCTTCCTTGTAGAACTTCTGCGCGGCGAATTTGTTGCCGGTGGTAGTGATTTTTAACTCCATTAGTCAACAGGGTTGTGCTGGAAATTATGGTCTTCACTGACATTCTGGCTGAAGTGCACGCCTTGGGTAATCGACTCATTGTGGTCGAACCCTTCGCTTCTGCTCTCACTGCCGGTGTAGCCCATCGAGGCGTTGACGTTGGTCGAACTGGCCATGGAGGCGACAACCTGCGCGGCAATTGTTGCCATGTCGTTTGACACACGCTCCCTTAATAGAGCTTCGGTCTTGTAGCCTTCGATGGAGTTCTCGATCTTAGCGATGATGGCCCGCATCTCAACTTCGGCCTTGGCAATCAGAGCCTTGTTGTTCTCAACTACGACCATCTTGTCAGCGTTCAAAGCTTTGGTTTCTGCCTCGTAACCACGAATCTCAGCGTCGTACACATTAACTATGGCATCATTGGCCTTCGCCTGTGCGCCGACGAGGGTTTCATACACATCGGCCTGCGCTCCGTAGACCTGGACAAGGCCCTTGTTATATTCAACAGCCCCTTGAAGCGCGGAAACCTGGGCCTCGATATAGATTTTGGTGGCCTCCATCTCCCCGAGGTATGCCCGGACCTTCTCGGCAAACAGCTGGAGAAGATATTGAACCTGAGATTTCTCCTTATCAAGCTTGCGGTTCGATTCTGCATCGCGGGAATCGCGCAGCATCTTCTCGAGGCCTGCAAGCTGGGTAGTAATGAACTGCTCATTCCGCTGGATCAGTTCGGCCTCAATCTTCCCCTTGTCAAGAGAACGGCCAGACGCTGAATCCCTTGAATCTCTAATAAGCTTCTCAATGGCTACTGCCTGGGTGGTGATGAATTGAGCATTCCGGTTGGTGAGTTCGGCTTTTAGCTTCTCCTTGTCGAGCAACCTGCCCGATTCACTGTCCCTGGTATCCCGCAGCATCTTTTCAATCAGAGCAACCTGAGTGATAATGAATTGCGAGTTCTTCTGTGCCAGGTCGGCTTGTTTCTCCATTATGCCGATATTGGTATCAGCCGTTTTCCTCTGCCGCTCATTGAGATGTTCTGCCAGTCGTGCGGCAAACGCCCCTGTCGGAAGATCAAAGTCCGTGGCGCTGTAATATTCCTCAATCTCTTGCTGCGCCTTATCGTCTTCGAGCGCCTGCCGCGCCAGTGCTCGGTCAAATATGCCTTGCTCAACTACTGGATCAAGGCCGGTCGCGCCGGCAACCAAATCAGTAGTCACCCGGGTGATGAGTTGATCGTACAGGTCAGTAGAAAGCAGGATCTCCGACCAGTTGACTTCCCCGGAAGTGATATCATTCGTGATGCGGTCGATGAGGAATGTGTAAACATCATTCACCAGCGGGACTTCCGTCCACGATACCACGCCGGATGCCGCTGCATTGGTGATGCGATCAACAAGGACATCATAGACATCAGAGGTAAGCGGAATCTCCGACCAATTGATTGTGGTGGTGATACTGGAATCAGGGGGAGTTATTAGAGCAAGGCTGCTTGTATCAATCGTCGGCAGTGCAATAGGCACAGGGGCGGTCGCAGTGAATGGCGGGAATGATGTGTCCACTCCGTCAAGGTCTGCAGTCGGAGGCGATACGCCAGCCGTGGGAGTTGTGGTGTCAATGTCGATTGTCAGCGTCGGCAGATCAGACGGCAAGGCATAGGCCGTGATCAGGCTATTCAGCGTCCCAAGATACCCTGAGTTCCCGTCAACGCCACTCAGCTTGACAAGATATTCGTCAGTGACCTCCATCGACCGGTCAAACTTCGTGCTGAGCAAGCTATAGGTCGCTGTCGGAGTGACGGGGGTCGCCGGGGAATGGATAGTGCTGATATCCGATGTGCTTCGTGGGTCAATTGGGGATATCGCGTTTGATTCTGTGAATGCCATGTTATTTCACCAGTCTGTTCAGCCTTGCCATTAAGTCATCAAGCTTCTTTATCAGATCATCAGCTTTAGCAATTGCAGCATCAAACTTCAGCGTGACAGCCTCTTGATGGTCGTAAGCACACGAATGATTTTCTTCGAGAGAAAAATGGCTGGCCATACTGTACTCGCCGGGTGGTACTGCATATGTGACCGCTCCAACCGTTGTTGGCTGATTCACCGGACAATTGACACAAAACTGCATGGCAATATTGGCCATTTCCCTCGCTATCTTCTTCCTGAACTTCTTTGAGTATTTGATCGCCATATCACCACACCGAATTAATTACATTATGGCCGTCAACAACAGTGCTGCCGCTGCCTCCTGCCGGATAGTAGAGTTTGTCCTTTGTCGGACACGGTAACATCTGCCCGTCAGGCGTGCCGACATGCAGGCCCTCGTTACTTGACCATGTGGCGCAAAGCCCCGGAGGATAGTCCGGGACATTCGAGTAGTCTGTCAGTTCGATATTCTCCGAGAACTCATGCGCTGGGAAAGATGACCTTTTGTTCCACTCCATCGCCTCAAACTTCCCGTTGTAGGCGATAACCCCTGTCTGTTCGGAGTCGGAAACCCATACCCCATGCTTGACCGGCTTCATCATCAGGACGTTGGAGTTGAACGGGAAAAACATTTTCGCCAAATTGAACTTACCGAAGGCCCGGTATTCAGAGACGAGAATCCAATTATCAACAGCGATCCACATCCGACCCTTGAAGACACATATCTTGTTCCCGAATGGAGCCGCGCTGAACACTCGTTGCGTTGGTGCGCCGACATGGGCATAACCAGGCCATACGCCGTTGATCCCTTCCCTAATGACGCCATGCGCTGAAAGACTCGACCAGTAGGTCTTCACGCCTGCCTGCCAGAATCCAATCCGCTCACCCTTAACCAGCCCCGAGACAACCGGGTCAACCGGAACAGAAGCGTCAGGGTTGAGTTGGAAGATAGCCGCGTCAGATGTTCTCTGCTGCACCTGGAACGCAGCCGCCTTGTCGCACCATACCTGCGAGGGAACGGTTGAAATAGGCGTCTTCCCAAGCCTGCTGGATATCCTGCCGGTATCGTCAATGATGACATTGCCCGTCTCGGCCAGTTCTGCTATGCCGGTTTCGATGTCGAGTTTGAGCCGCACCGGATCGACCATGTTGTTCTGGCCAGTGGTGCCGGAGAAGATTGTTACGGGTTTCTCATCCATCAGTACTGCACCTCCACAATCGGCGGCGGCGGGAGAGACACACCGACAGTCATGGTTCCCCGGACCTCTTCAATCAGGTCATTGAATTTCTTCAGGTGATGGTTGGCCCCCAGCTTGACAATGCCGTTCTCTTGGATGTCGGCGGCAGAGTAAGCTGCAAAGTGGACAATAGCCTTCTCGATTCGCTCAAGCACGGCAGGGGTAATACCGTCAAGCACCAGCGTTTCAGCCGTGATCGCGGCCGGCTTGCGATAATAGAACAGCTTGATAGCCGTCACCGGGGTTTGAATGCGGTCATAAGCAAGTAAGTCCCCATGCTCACAGACCATCGAGATTGTTCCAGCCGTCTCATACTCCGCGCCGGATGCGTCGAGGATCTGGCCAAGGTTCGACTTGACGGTCAGACTTGAACCATTCGGTAGCCTGGCCGCGAAAAGCCCTTTCTGGTAATTGTCAGGAAGGGCAACAGTGTTTCCAGTGAGAACTGAATTGACCGACGCCGACGCCTGCAGTCCAGGGAAATGCAGCCTGTTGGTTGCCAGCAGGAGGCCTTCATTGAGGAAGTCCAGCACGTCGTCATCGTCATAATCGGGCTCATCGATCTTCCTGTGCGCCCGGGCCAGTAATATCTCTGCAGTCGCCATCTGTTGCCCCTATCCTTGTTGATACTGATTATCGCAGTGCTTCTTCGATCTCGGCGCCGGATACTTTGAACCCGGCGAACTCGCTCACTGCATCGACTTTCGGGACACCGTTCAGGACAGACACTAGGGTCTTTCCACCCGGGGTGAGGGTTTCGCCCTGTTCCTTTAGGTCGAGCACTGACTTGACGGCCAGGAGGACAGTCTTGTGTCTCTCTGCTGCTACAGCGGCCTTTGCTGCGTCTTCCTCTGCGGTATCCGCGGGCGGTGCTTCCGGGGGAACAGGCGCAGGGGTGGCGGGCGGTTTATCGCCCAGCGGCATTCCATCCCGAACCTCGGCCAGAGCTGCATCATACAACTCCTTGGAGAGCAGGCCGTGTTTGAGCGCATCAGGGACCATCGGGTCCAGGACTTCCTGCCATTCACTTCCAACGATGACCACATGGCCGCTTGTTGACGCCAGTCGAACGGGTTTCTGCCCGTTCCTTGTTTTAAAATATTCCGGCATATCATTCCTCTTGAAGTATCGGCCAGGCCCCCGGGTGGAGGCCCAACCAGTTAATATTTAGAATGCCATTAACCCTGTGTCGTATAGTTTTTGTTCGCCAGGGTGTAGGTTACAACCAGCCAGCCAGACCCGAGAGTCATGGCGGCAGACGGCTTCAGGACCATTACCTTTTTTGCCCCAACAGGCTTGCCGACATTGAGCCAGTCAGCATCAAGGGCGGTTTTGGCTAAAGCGGTGGCATCGACAGCCGACAAATAAAGATCGTCGTCAGCGGTATTACCAACAGCGATCGTCTCACCCGCGCCAAACGCCGTATCAATGGACAGGAAGCTATCCAGCGGGATTGCATCGCCGGGGATCTCCAACACCTCCACCTCTGCTGCCGAGGGGAAATCGGTATAATCGAAACGTACCTTGCGGACTTCGATGGTCCCGACGCCTTCAGATCGTACTTTTAAACTTGCGGCCATGGTGAACTCCTTGTGAAATAGATTATGAACCTGGTGCGGCAGCGAACTGACACATGATCAGCCCGCCGCCATGGTGCGACCGAAGCCGCGCTTATTTAATGTAGAAATCCAGTGCGATTACGCCGAAATCCTCATCGGCATTCTTGGTGTACTGGTTATCGAACCTGGGTTTTCTAAAGCCGATGAACTTATCGGTGCTGATACCCTGCACGCTGCCGTACTGGAACTCTTTCTCTACCCAATCAGGAGCCCCTACATCGACCATACCGAGGGCCTGAGCACCGAGGAACAGTGAACGGGTGCCGTTAACCAGGCCGCCACCGCCCCACTTCGAGCCATTGGCAGCGCCCTTGGTATTGAAACACTTCTCATGCTCCATGATAACGATACCGTCTACCGTGGTGATAGCCCCAGTGAAGAAGGGGTTTGACTCACTGCCGCGGGCGCCGGCTTGGGTGATAGCCGCCAGAAAATCGGTATCACGCTTCAGCGCTGCCAGGTTGCGCGGATCAGTGACCCACAGGTAATATTCCTTACCGCCCATGCGAATAGGCTTCATGTGGGAGGTCTTAGCATAAGCCTTGATATCGACCAATGCGCCGTATTTCGGCACACAGGCGGAGGTGATCGAAGCGGTATTCCCAGCCTGCAGATCGGTTCCGTCGAAATAGAAATGACGGCCGGCAGAAGGGGCAGTCACGTCAGCCGCAAAGGAAAGCTGATTCCATGGGTTGTCCTCGTCTTCCTCGGTGGAGTAGGTCGAGCCGTCCAGGTTGTAGTCGAGGGAGATGCCGGAAAGCACCAGGAACGCCATAATATCAACAGCATCAGCCAGCCAGTATTTCAGGCGGTCACGTCCGGTTTCCCGGAAGTTAATGACGGACTGCTGGTCGGACAGCTTGCCCTTGTTCTTCACCTGATGGGAGATGAGCCCCATGTTGATGTCGATGTCGTAATTCTGCAGGGCCTCTTCTCGGCCTTCCCGCTCGTTGTCGTTTGCGACACCACGTTTGCGAAGCTCAGCGACCAGTTGCATAATCGCCCGGGTGCCTTTTTCGGTCTTCGTGAGTTTCTTGATGTGCTGAATGGCCGCGTTGGTGTTGTCGCCCATCAGTTTTGAGACAAAGGACTCCGACCGCATGTAGGACCAAATGTCCGCCATCCAGTAGGTTTTTTCTTCAGAGGTCAGCCCCGCGAAATTTGTTGCATTCATATCGATCTCCTGTGAGAAATTGAGAAAAACGGTTTAACTTCAGTGTTTTTCCGCACAGTTGACGGTCGTGTGGAGACCTGGATCGACATTTAACGCTCGTCGGAAGCTGGATCGATGGAGCCTTTATAGACGCGCCACGATTGGTCTTACTGCTGTGATTCCCCGGTCATCTTCGCGGGGCCGAGGAATCACCTTACCCGGAGGGTTAAACCTCCGTCCTGTTGATGGCCGACATTGTTTCCTCGATATTGTAATTTATCCTATTCAACATGTTCGCCATCTGGTCGAAAGTTGGGGCACTTGCAGAAGAAAAAGGAGGGCAATCCATCACCTCACCCACAGGATGAAGACAACTTATCCTGGATAATCTGTCTTCGGTTTTTTTCCGCAGGTCCTCGGCCTTTGTCGCAAGAGTTTCCATTCTTTCTAAGATGTGGTCAACTTCCCGTGCTGGTTCCACTTTGTTACATTTGTCCATGCTTCACTCCCTTATGTGCTTGTTTATCAGTTGAACTTCCGATTAAACGAAATCACCCCTGGCCCGCCGTTTCTCCTTCTCGCTCATTGACTTACGCTCGGCCTCGGTAAGCGTCAGCGCGTTGGACTTCACAGTCGGGGTCGTTCTCGCAGATACTCCCGATGTCACCGGCGACGGTTGCTGGCTTGCCGCCTTGGCCCCTGAGATAACTGCGGCCTTCTTCTGCTCTGCCTTCTTCTGCTCAACCTTGGCCTTTTCTGCGTCAGCCTTGGCCTTGGCCTCGTCGGTTTCTTCAACGGCAACCTTGGCATCACCAAAGAACCGCTTGGCAGTCTCAGCCAGCGCCTGGTCAAGAGAGTACCCCTTCCGCAACAGGGCATTTTTCGCACCCTCAAAGACGTCCAGGTTGGTCTGGTCGGCGAAGAACTCTTTCTGCTCGACAACCAGTTGGTTGACCAGAGTCTGAGCCCTGCGCCTTGAGTCTCTGGCCTCGGCCATGGCGTTGAACCGGATCTCAGCCTGAAGATCTTTAAACTCGTCAATCTCCTGCATGATCTTGGCAGCGCCATCAGTCTCACCATCGGCTACCAGGTCGGCGTACTCTTTATACTTTGCCTGCAGATCGAACGTGGGCAGAGTCGGGGTAACTGCCGCCGCCTGCTGTTGCCCTGCCTGCAGTTTGGCAATCTCATCCTTGAGGGCCTGAATCTCAATGTGTTTCTCTACGAGGCGACCGTATGGCACGTCCTTGGGGGTCTTCTTCTTCCCCTCGTCGGCTTCGAGCTCGCCTTCATCGGCAGTGGTTCCAAGGTCGGCTTCACCTTCACCTTCCGCATCTCCTGCGTCGCCTTCTTCTCCTTCGTCGGCAGCACCAGTATCATCGCCATCGTCTTTTTCCTTGTCTTCATCGAGGATCAATTCTACCCGCTTATCAAGGGAATACGGGTTCGGCATATCTCCCCGCTTCAACGCCAAATCTTCCGGCACGTCGCGGTGCAGCACGTCGGGTGTCAGTACAAAAAATTCATCCTCGTCAATCAAAGATCCATCCGGCATAGCTATCACTCCTGTTTGTGGGGTTTCTTGTTGGACTTCTCTATCACTCAACGCCAAGAAGTTCCGATATTTCCTTGTCAGTGCAGCCGTATTCCTGCTGCAGTTCTTCAACGAGATTCGCGACCTGCTTTCTCAACCTCCCAACCTCGCTGGTTGCGGAATCCTGCGCCAATGGCTGGAATGGCGGCCTCGGTTTTGTCCCTTTTGCGGCGGCAAACTTTGCCTTCAGCGCATCAAGCTTCATCTGTCGTTCACTTATCGCTTCCTTTGTCGCAGCTTTCATTCCACCCTCCCTATTCCTATTTAGTCAATCACCTGTGTTTCAATTCCCTGGTTCACACCGTCCAAAGGCGAAGGCGGTTCAGCTGGCGGCACGGGTGTCAACGGGTTCGTATTCGCTGGAAAATCAACCGGCCTTTCTCCCGCCTCCCGGTACACTCCCTGCGCGTCAACAGGGTATTCAGGGAGAAGGGGAGGCGTATCCATATCGATATCACCAGAGGACCGCAGCAGCACGTCAGCCAGTGGCGCAGTGCTCGGGTCAGCGGCAATGACGCCTGCAGTCTGCAGCGCCGTATATTTCGTTTCAGACCTGACATTGACAGTCTCAGCCTGCGCCTTCTCGGCCTGTGCTTTCTTGAGCGCGATTTCAGCCTCAAGAAGCGGATCGGAGGCGGAAGCAGATGCGAGGTCTTCAATTTCCTTGGCCAACTCATGCTTCTTGGCGTAGCTCGATGAAAGGATGATATGCCGGTCCGGCACGTTGACCCCTTTCTCTTTCATCTCCATCACCTGGGCGAACTGGCCTTCCTCGAATGTCGCATGGGTCGGGGTGTCGGTGATAACCACATCGTACCGGCCGATCGTGACATCATTCAGCACGCCATCAACCGTCACTTCGTTGATTATCAGCTCATCCGTTACCTCTTTGGTATCCCGATCGATAAGCCGGAAAACCCGCTCGGAGGTGTAAAACTGCTGGATCAGCTCAACGATCTTGGCCGCCGCCATCCGGCGAGTGAATGCCAGATTGTCAAGTGGCCGGCCCATTTGAATCTGGCCCATGTACTGCTTTGTCTGAATGGCCTTGCCTGATATCTCATTGCTGTTCAGCCCCTGGACCGCATCGCTCATGCCCGAGATGGTCTTAATGGCCAACTCGGCCCGGTCGACCAGCCTATCGGCGCCGTGTGGGGCTTGGTTCGCCTGCCTCTTGGTCGGCTTTTCTCCACCGGCCTTGGCCCGGTAAACCAGGACCAGACCGTTCTTGCCGCCGTTCTTCGCCAGATCCTCC